CAGATGGTTGAGTATCTACAAAAGTTCAACAAGGCTCCCGGTAAGCCTCAAAAGCCAACTTTGGTTGGTATTGAGACAAATCCTGGTCCTAAAAGCAAGCAGAAGCAATCTCTTCGTGACTCGAATCGTTTGGAGCTTTTAAAGATCCTTGACGAAGAGTTTCGAGTGAAGAAGAACACGGTTCCTTCTAAGAAACCACAAAATAAGTCTAATAAGACGAATCAAGCGTTATCTATCCTTAAAGGGCAATCAGTTTCAGCTCCCGTAGCTATGGGAACTAGAATCTCTACCCAACAGGATAGGATGACAAAGAGGAAAGATGTTACAGTACATACAGGTTCTGAACTTGTTTTAGGCTCTATAGCCGGTTCCACCGGTTTTGGAGTCGCAAACGCTCTCAGTATAAATCCTGGTAACGTGACATTGTTTCCGCGATTGTCTACTTTATCGTCTTTATTTGCTCAATATAGGTTCACTAAATTAGTATTCCGCTACGTTCCTGTTGTTTCAACAGCTACCGCGGGGGATGTTATGATGATTGTCGACCCTGATGCAAGTAATACTCCTCCTACTACTGAGAACCAAGCCGTGGACCATGAAGGTGCCCGTGCCGGTTCAGTTTGGGAGCCATTAGCTTATAACGTTGATGTTTCTACGTTAAATGCAACTCAGCCTTTTCGATATGTTAGAACAGCGTCTATGCCTGGTGATATAAAGACATTTGATGTCGGAAATTTGTACATATGTACAAATAATGAATCCGGTACAAGTGCTATTGGGAAATTATTTGTTGATTATACAGTCGAGCTTCGTGCTCCTTTGTTAATTAATAACCAAGGTTTGAAGTCTTCGACTTCTGCCATTTGGATTAATACCAATACTCAGTCTTTTACAACAGGTGTGACTGCTAGTGCTGCCTTTAATAGTAACCCAACTGGGAATGCTATAGGGGTGACACTTGCCACTAATACAACTGATTTTACATTACCCACAGGTTTCTGGAGGATCCAAGGCCGTGCTACAGTTAAAGATACTTCTGCTGAGACTTTTCTCGCAGGTATAGGTATCGCTGTTGGCGGGTCCCCGCTTACTACAGGCTCCTCGGGTTATATAAATGTAACTAACGTTGCTGGGGG